CCCAAGAAGTCGACCGTGGTGCCGTCTCCGCTTCCGAGAATGTCCTGATACGGAAGTTGTTCCAGAGCGGCCTTCGCGTCTTCAAGCTGCGACTCTGCGTCGGCCAGATGGCCGTTCGCTGAAGTGACCTCCGCGGCCAGTGTCACACGGTCCGACTCAATTGCTGCGACGGCTGTGTCGATTGCGCTAGCTTGCGTCGCGATTGTGTCCAGGTATGTGTCCAGGTTGGTGGCGAGCCCACTTACTGCCTGGATCTTCATCTGCAACGCGAGGTCTTCTTCGATGCCGCGAACGATGTTCGCCTTGGCCATTGAGACCGTTCCGTAGGTGCCGTCTGCATAGGTGCTCGCAAGCGTGGTGATGTCTTGCCGAGTGACTCCCCTGTCTGCCGTGAGGAAGTACGCCGGGGCGTTGACCTTGATCGAGTCCAGCGACTCTGGGTCGTCGCCGCCGCCCGCACCGGTTGTGTTCGTGACCGTCATTGGGATCGTCTGGTTGTTCACCACCAGGTCGCTCACAACGGTCTTGATCGTGTTCACCGTGGCTGCCTTGCCCAGCTTGCCCTTCGTCACGCGGTAGCGTGCCAGGATCGGCGCACCTTGCTCGGGGATGTTGCCCATGACCCCGTTGCCGAAGATCAAGAGCGGAGGCACGCTCTCATACATGATCTCCAGTTGGTTGAGCCTGTCGAATGGCAGGAAGTCCACCACTGTCCAGAGCACGTTGTTCACGTAGATCTCTTCACTGCCCAGGGCGATGTGCTCGTTCTCGTCAAGCTCAGATAGCGACGGCCTCTGGTTGGCCTCACCATTGGAAACAAAGTCCTCCTCAATCGTGCGACCTTGCGTGACTGCTACGCCTGAAACAGACGTTTCGCCTGCCGCGACGGGGACGGCTTGTGTGGTCTCGAAAATGAGACCGTTCGGACCCTGGAATTGGAACCGAGGCTGGATGGTGAAGTCGAAGGCATACGGCCCTTCGGTGAACGTGAGAGTCATCACGGATGTGCAAGCCGTCGCCGGGCGCGGCTTGTACGCGGACATGCGAGCGAGGTACTCGGCACGGGCACGCAGTCGCAGGAACGACCAGTACCATTCAGTGACCTCGCGATCCATGTACCACGACAACGTGTCGAGGCCTGCCGCCACGTACTTCGCGAAGATGACCCCGAAGTCGGACGCGACGAAGTCGGTGAATTGATCCGCAAAGTTTTCGCGAAGCCAACTGATCCCCTCGTCGAGGTGCGTGTTGTAGTCGCGGCCGAGGTACTTCGCGCGGGTGAGCGTGTCCGTCGGGCGCACGTCGTCGCGAACCTCGCGCCCAGTGGTGATCGCCTGCCACTTCGGGTAAGCAGGATCGATTGTGCCCCCGTCTGCCGTTGCGTTGGCACCGACCTGATAGTACTTCACGGTCGTTGTGCTCGGCACCTCGGCAACGATGAACGAGCCTGCGAACGTGGCATCGGACACGCCGGCCACCACGATCTCCATGCCGACCGAGAGACCGTGTACCGCTGTCGTCGTGAGGGTGACGACGTTCGATGCACGGACTGCTCCTCCAGGCGTGACGATGTTCGCCTGTCCGAGAGTGGTGGGCGGCAGCATCTGGATGTAGAGGTTGTCGTCGTCTGGGTTGTAGTACAACTGCCACTGCGACGGGCTCGCTGGTGCTGACGTGTATTCAGATGCTGCGAAGACGGCCATCAGGCAACTCCGGTATCACCTGTGATGGAATTGAAGATTCCTGTCCAGGTCTGCGGCTGTCCCAAGTACAGGTAGTTTACATCAATGGTGACCAGCCCCTCAATGTCATCGTCTTCGGTCACAACGACAGAGATCACCTGAACATCGGGCAACCACGCTGCGAGTGCTCCGCGAATCTCCAGGTCCGCACTCGCCTGCATGATTGGACCGCGGTTCTCGAACACCAAGCCGATGACATTGGACCCAAACGTCGGCTCCATTTTGTGAGACCCAAGCGGAGTGAACAGGATCAGCGTGATCTTGGCTTGCACCAACTCAATGTCCGTCGCAGTCTGCGGGCCGGTCGCACTCCAGGGCCAGCCTGTCCCAAGGACAACGGGTCCACGAATGAAAGCAGGTTGAACCATCAGGCAACTCCTACATCTGGTGTGCTCGGTACCTCAGGAGGATCCAAGGGACACGAGGGCAGACTCGGCAGAGCCGGCAGCGCGGGGGGCTCGGGGAGCGGTGGTAGCGCCGGGATCTCCGGGATGGACAGGGTCGGCAATGGTGGCACCGGGACCCCAGGTAGCTCCGGAAGGCTCGGAGGCGTCGGGAGACTGGGTGGCTCGGGCACAGGAGGCAGCGCAGGAAGCCCAGGGATGGCCAGGGAGGGCACCGGAGGCACCGGCACACCAGGGAGACCAGGAAAGGACGGCAGAGAGGGCAGAGAGGGAGCCTCAGGCGGTGATGGCACCGACGGAACAGCCGGGATCTCCGGGACCGGGAGGGTCGGGAAGGTACATTTGCTCGCTGCCATCGTCAGATCGTCTTGTTCTTGAGCGACAGGAGGGACGAGTCAGGGGGCTGGAGCCCGCTCACCATCGTGCCCGTCGGTGCGCCCGGGGCCGCACTTACGTGCGTGTGTGCCAAAAGTGCAGTGACAGCGTTCACGAGCCACTTCAGCAGTTTGTCTCCCAATACGATAGGAGAAGAGGCACCATTGCCCAGGGTCACGCCTCCAGTGGACACGTTGAGCCCTTCGCCAGAGATGACGACCGACTTGGCCATGACCGTGGCCACGTCCTTCTTCAACTCGACGAGCGAGCCGTCCTTCTGCACCATCTGCCAGCCATCCTCGGTCGAGGCAAGGAGGTTCCCGTGCTTGTCCACGGCTGTGATCCCTTCCTTCCCGTCCTCGGCGTTCAGGATGAAGAAGGTTCCCTGGTGATTCGCCATGTGGACGCTGCCATCCTTGTTGATCACGACGAAGCTGTAGAGGTCGCCGTTCGGCTTGTGCCACTGAACCTTGACCTGCTCGTTGTCTGCCTCCGTTTCCATCATGAAGCCGTGGCCGTTGCTCGCGTACCAGCCGACTGCGCTCGGCGGGTCCTTCTGCAAGTCCTCGGGCACTTCGTTGACTCCGTCACCTCCCTCGTTCGTGTCTGGGATGGCCCACCATCCTCCGCTGTAGATCGGTGCCTCCAGGCTCCCGTGCTCGAATTCGACCCACACTCCTGAGCCGTTGTCCGGTGGGTGGAACAGCCCTCCCTGTGGCATCGCAACTGGGGCCTTTGGATACGCCCAATCACCAAGCACGTCGTCGCCGCTGATCGCAGGCACGCTCACAAGGATCCTGCCTTGCTTCAACGGGTCAGCGTTGTCCTCGACGATGCCGCGGTAGGACGAGTAGAACCGACCGAAGTACTCCAGCCCATGGTGGAGAATGTTGTCCAGGATGCCGTTGATCAAGTCGAAGGGGTTCATTAGTACGGATCGTCCCCAACCGGGTCGAATGGCATCCGGTCAGTAAGGGTGGGCATGTTCCTCTTCTTCGCCTGAATGGGCCTGCCTGGATCGTACTTCTGAACCTTCGGCGCAGAGACCCTGAGCCACCTTGCAATGCCACCAGGGAAGCCCTTCGGTTTCAAGTCAAGGTCCATCTTCGCAAAGTCGTTCCCAACCGTTGTGAGCACCTCATAGACGCGATAGGGCACCGAAAAGTACTTGCCCACGCCTTTCACGGTCACCATCGCCTCAGGAAGAATTGCCGGAATCGCCGGGCCGGAGCACTTCGCAGAGATTCCATGGCTCGAGGCGTCAGCGCCCTTCAGGGCCCAGATGTTCTTGAATCGGCTTGCAACCTGAGACTGTCTTGGTGGAACAGGAAGGTAGCTGTTGACCCCCTTCTCGTCTGGCTTCTTCATTGCCGGCAGCGTCTTGCCGTCTGGCCCCTTGACTGTCGGTGATTGTGGGTTCGCTGTGGTCTCATACTTCGCGTTGTACGTGGCCGACCTGACGTTCGCCTCGTTGGCCTCCAGCTTCTTCTGTTTCTTCGCGCGTGGTGAATCAGGGTTGAGAAACTTCGACGCAATACCTGTGCGCGGGATGAACAGCGGAGTGCTGTCGCTGTCGAACGAGTCGATGGGAAACACATTGTTTCCGAGGTCGATCTGCCCACGGTAGACCAGCGTGAAGTCCACGTCCTTCTTCGCTAGCCTTGCGTCAACGATGTTGAACGTGTCCCCTTTGGTGATGAACGCTCGGCATCCGCACTCGGCAGCTATCTTCTTCACGAAAACGAAGTCGTTCAGATAGCCTTGGTTGACGTTGTCCACTTCCAGCAGGAGGTCGAGCACTTCCGGTGCAAACTGGCCCTGCGGCAGCGATGGCTTGTGATTCCAAAGCAGCTTGAAGTTGTGCTTCTTCACCACGATCTCTTGAATGATCTGCTCGCGCGTCCTTGCCGGCGTTCCACCGTCCTTGCGGCTCCACTGAAATCCGCTTGTGACTCTCCCCATCTGCCACCCGAATCCAACTCCCTTCAGGGTCACGCTGAATTCATCGCTGAACCCAATGTCTGGCTTCATCATGATGGTGTGAAACCAGGGTGACCAGTGTCGAGGGTCGCTTGTGTACCCCCACTTGACACTCAGCGTGTTCCCAATCGTGAGCCACTCTGATTCCAGAAGCTCCAGGGCAAGCCCGTATTCTGGTGGTTGAAGCTGAACGGAGACCTCATTGAACCCAGAGATCGTCTCCTTGATCGTGAGCGCGTGGAAGTAGGGCAGGTGTGTCGCGGCATCCTTGTGCTTCATGACCGTGAATGAACCAGTCTTGCCGGTGTCCACCGCATAGATGTTCACCACAGCACCGACGCCTCTGAAATCGTAGTAGCCCATCTATAGCTTCCGCAACTCCGTGACCACTCTCGCCTGCGATGGGACCCTGATCCTCTCGCCAGGGATCATCTGCGTAGGTAGGTCGGATAGCTCATTCGCCTCTGCGATGACGTCCCACATGGTGGGGTCTCCGTAGTACTTGTTCGCTACGGTATCAATGCGCTTGTTTTTCTCTATGGGGACAATCTGATCTGACGGGGCAACCTCTGCCTCTGGTGGCCTCGGGAGATCCCAGAAGACAATGTCATCCTGACCGTTGCTCGCAATGAGAAGGGTGGAGTAGTTGAGCCGAGAGAATTCGGTAACGTCAACGGCCACAGCCTCCTGGTTTTCGTTCGTCGAAGACGACTGCAAGCTGATCAGATTCGCCATCGTTCACTCCGTAAACGGGCTAGCCGGCCGTCGGCCGCGTAGCCATCGCCCCTACCCCTCCGCGGGCCTGCTGCCACTTCAGGAATTTCCTGAGGTCACCGTAGATCTGAACGTCAACCTTGATTCTGCCCTGTAGGCTGTTGACTGCCTGCGACAGGTTGTCCACGGCTTGCCCAACGCTCACCATCGTTTTCTTGGTATCGGCAGACAGATCCTTATCGATCAGCGTCTTCCTCTCTCCACCGCCTGCTCCCCCAGGGCCAAACCCTGTGCCCGGCGCTCCCGTTGGCTTGCCGGGGACTGGCTTACCTGGGACCGGCTTGCCCTTCCCCATCCCGGCACCAGTCGGAACAGTGAACCGCCTGCCCTTTTTAGCTCCCGTCTTTTCGGTCTCGATCATTGCTCGACCGATAACCTGGAGTACTTTTTGCCCAGTCCACTTGGTGATGTCTTGACCCTGGAATTTGCCAGACAGCATCTGCTTGAGAAGTGCTGACGAGTACTTCTCCACCATGTCCCGCCCGGTTTTGCCCTCTGGGTCAATCCCAGATGCCCTGGTTGCTCTCTTGGAGAGGGCAACCGCCCAGCCCTTGGCGCGGCTCTGCGGAAGGAACGTCATCCTCTCTTGGATCTCAGCAATGATCTCAGAGGCACCCTTGCCAAGGCGAACCAACCTCTTTACTTCTTGCGCCGTGAGCAAATTCGCCCTGTGAACAAACTCTGCCTCTTTCTTGCCACCAAGCCCGTACTTACCAAACAGCACAGGCATCTTCATCTGATAGTCCGCCATAGCGGCAATCATCTTTGAAGCCTGAGCCTGGTTCTTTACGTTCGCGCTGATCCACTCTCCAATGGTGGAGACTTCCTTTGCCTGTCTAGCGATCTGAATCGTTGTCGCTTGGAGCTTCTTGATCCTTTCATCCAGAGACTGGATTACCGGATCTGACGCTGACTTGCCCATGGCCATCAGAGCAACTCGCTGCATCTTCATGGTGTCAACCATTGCCTTCTTGGCTGCCATGGCTGTTGACGCCCACGACCCAGCAACACTGGCTGCCATGCGTGACATGGCTTGCTGAATGGTGCTTGCGCTGCCAGTGAAGTTTTTGGTCTGCTCTCCGGTTGCGACCTCGCTTGCCCTGATTATCGTGTTGGCCTGTTCTCCGGCCCTGAGCGCAACTTGCGTTGCCTCCCAACCTGCGTTCGCGATCTTGTCACGGGTTGCGTTGTAGTTGGCTTCCACCATCTGCGCCTGCTTGACCGCATAGTCGATAGCTGTCTTCGTGACGTCACCGATGACCTGCTGATTCGCAGCGGCCGACTCACCAGTGATGAACGCCCATGCCCTGGATGCGTACCCAGAGATCTTCTCCCACGCCCCCCTAACGAAGCCAACGAGCTTCTTGACTGGATACGTGATCGCATCCCAGATCGTCTCGCCCAGGTCCTTGAAGAATTCCCCCACCACGCCAAGTGCATCACCGATCTTGTCGCGCATGAGATAGATGGCAACGCTGACAGCCGCGATGATCCCAATCACCCAACCCACTGGCCCCATCGCGATCAGCCAGCTTGCAGCCATCTTGATCGCTGTCTTCATGAGCGCAGTGTTCATGGTGAGCAGTCCCCACAGGAACATGCCCACGGTCTTTACCATTCCAGCGTATGCAATCGCCGCCTGCTTGACCGACATGGCAAGCCACGTTGCAATGGACTGCACGCTGTACCACTTCAACTGCCCGCTCATTACAGCGAACATGGTGCTTTGCTGGAAGATCATCCCCTTCACGAATGCAGCCATCGCGATGGCTGTGGGAATGAGCATCCTAGTCACAAGGATGCGCCCCAACCCAATGGCACCCTTGATAGCAAGCATCCTCGTCTGTCCGAAGAACAGCGCAGTCATGAAGACGCCACCAATGAGCTTCAGCTTCTGGGCTCCGCTCTCCATGAATCCGTCTGACCAATCGAAAACAAGCATGCCGAGGTTGAACAGAGCCTGAGTCGCAACCTCAAGCATGGCTCGACCCATCGCACCAAGCAGCTTTGCCCCAGCCGCCTGGAACCTGCCCTCGGCAGTCGTCGTATCCGGCTGGAACGCACTCCCACCGAAAATCGCATCGACGACTCCCCTGAACATTCCACCAAGGAAGTTGATCAGACGTTGCGCGAGCCCAGCCCAGTCCACCTTGGAGATGGCATCAGCAAGCCTGGACATTAGTGGTGCAACGACGTCCATCAGCCACTTCACGCCGTCCACTGCCCGATACCACAGGTCCTTCAGCCCGCTAATGATCTTCGGAATCCACTCCGGGAGCTTCTCCTTCAGGAATTTGAATGCCTTTTGAACGCTGCCGACGAGCTTCTCTCGCATCCCCTTGTCGAAGACCGCGAGGCCAACCATGATGATTCCACCAGGCAGTAGCAGCTTGCCAAGCGCACCCAAGCTCAGCCCGAGGGCAGATACGGCAGACAGCATTGGACCCATCTTCTGCAACGACTGGAGAAGCAGCGGTGCCGCGCCGCCCATGCCACTAAACAGACCAGACAGGCCCACGCGCTGCATCAGGAGTAGACGCCTGGTGACCGTGCCAATTGGACCCTTCTCTTGTGCAAGTCCCTGCAAGGTTCCATAGAAGTTGTCGAAACCTTGCTTCTGCTCCTTGATCCAGACGTTGAGCATCGGATTCGTGAGCTTCTGAATCCGCGCCTCCTGCATCTGGAGCATGATGGTGAATGCGTCACCGGCAGTCCTGCCGCTTTTGTAGGCCTTGTTCGCCGCCTTCGACAGTGCGCCCAGGTTCTTGGTCGTGTCGCTGGAGATCATCCCCAGCTTCTTCATCGCTGCCCTGGCCTTGTCCCAGTTGCCCTTCATTGCGAAGGTCACATCTGGCCCAAGGATCTTCGCAATCCCACCAATCAGACGCTGGAAGCCGACACTCATTTGTCCGCCTTCCTTCTGCGTCTTCTTGGCCATCTCACGGAGCGCATCCATGAATTTGGCCGGGTCCTGCAAGATCATCTTCAGGGCCTTGCCGACACCACCCTTCTCAGCGAGCACCTTCGCGATTTCGCTAAACTCACCTCCCATGCCGCGGAACATATCGATGATGTTCCGACGTTCACCAAGCAACGTGCTGAACAGGTTCTTCGCCGTGGCCGTCGCGTCCTTCGCGTTCATGCCCAGCGATTCCTTCAGACCGATCCCCAGCTTCACGATGGAGATCGTCATCTTCTCAATATCCTCTGGCTTTGCTTCTACACCAAAGTCGGCAAGCTCCTTGTTGATTGCCTGGAGAATGCCGGGCATCTCCTGGGTCATCTCCCGGCCGACGTTGAACGCCTTCCCCATCTTGAAGACAGTATCAATGAGGGCTCGAGCCCTGCGTGTGGTGAACCCAAACCCCTTCACGAGCCCAGAGAACATCAGGGCTAGTTGCTGCCCCTCGATCCCCATCGTCGCAGTGATCTTGATCAGATTCCGAATCGCACCGCCCATCCCCTTTCCACCAACCGCCTCGGTGAGCTTGATTCCTTGCTTCCGAAACTCAGCCCACGACTTCGCCGTCTGATCCATGTCTGCGTTCAATGCGAACGCATTCGAGCCGATGGTCCTCCTCCACTTGTTCGACTCCTTGGCCGACATATTCATGCCGACCGTGATCTCACCATACGTCTTCGCAAAGGTCGCGTTCATCGAAGAGAACGCATTGTCGATCTTCGGGCTGTTTGCCCGTTGGCCCATCTGGTCAAGCAGGCTGGTCACACCCCCAATCGTGCGCCGACCCACGTCCCCCATCTTCCCCATGCTCGTGGCGATGGTGCCTCCCATCCTCGCCGCACCGCTGGAGATAACCTCGAATTTTTTGTTGAGGGTCGTGAATTTCGCGGAGATGCCGTCCAAGCCCTTGGAGAGCTTGTCCTTGACCGTGAAAAGAAATCCTGCGCCGCCTAGCTTCCAGATTGCCATCGCTTGGCCCGTTTACGTGGTGAACAATGGCCAGGCAATCGTTGAATCTACCGCGGCCTTCTGAGCGAATTCATCTGCGCTCTGTGCTTTGCCTCTCTCACTCGCTCCAGGTCCGACTTCCGCTTGCACATGCGGATTCTCCGGGAGGAAGGCATACGCATGGTGTCAGTATATGGCACGCCCCAATGCTCCATCAAGAAGAACACCTGAAACTCTAGCTCCTCGGCGTCTCCGATGGGAAGAAAAAACTTGGTTGGAAAATGTCGATGTCAACCTCGAATCTTGCACCACAGCTTTGACACATCGCTTCGTCGGTCGCCTCGACCTGGCCCTCATGTTCTGTGAACGCACTACGCAGCGCATTGCGATCTCTGAGCTTCATCCCCTTCAGCGTTCCGATTGTCGCCGGGACACCATTCACCTCGAGCACGCGAGCAAGCAAGCTAGCTGTCGCAAGGCTCTCCCCCTTCCCGGATGCCTGCTCGGCAATGCGCTCGCGTGGGCCGTTGAGCACGATGCACCGGGCCACATCACCAGACGGCAACGTGATCTCGTACATGCGCTGCATCGGGTCCTTCATGGGCTTGCGGCGCAGCTTGGACAGGTCTGCCGTCTTCTTGAATTCGGCGCGGCAGTTGGGGCAGTTGGACGAAAAGGTGAATTTCTCCTGCTCAGGAACAGAGATCATCCGAAGGAAGATCAGCAGAATCTGCTTGTCCGCATTGCACAGGTTGTCGACGATGGACGGAAACTTCCGTTTGTCAGTGATGTAGTGCCCTTCACCATCACCGATGCGCTCCATGCAGTTGGACAGAATGAGATTGAAGCGGCGAACCACGTCAATCTTCTTGTTCATGAGAATGTCTTCGTCGTCGCCGGTCATCTCGTTCATGGTGACGATGTGCATGCGTTGGATTCCGCCGTTCGGGTCTTCGTGCAGGTGTCCGCCGATCAACTCGACTTCGCCTACAGCCGTGCGAGCATCGCTGGTGATGAACGGTTGCGGCTCGTCCATTGACGTGTCGAGTACACCCGCCGCCTTCGCTGCCTCCGGGTCAACCCCTGATTGCTGGGGAGGCTGATTCGTTGGCTGTCCAGGCCAGTCACCTGGTGGCCCCTTAATCTCGGTCGACGACTTGCTCGTCGAATCAGGCTTGTCGGTCATCGGTGTTGTCTCCTGCGTCGTCGCTCTGCCCTCTTGTCGAGGTCTTCGTTTTTCTTGTCCAGGAACGTGTCAACGATCTCTCTGATCAGATCCGCCACAGACCTCCCCTCAAAGGCCGCTAGCTCCTTCAGTTGTTCGTTGTGGGTCGCCTTGATTATGACGTTGATCCGGACAGTGGGTTCATCACCATAGAGCTTCTGGCGTGCCATAGAGAGGGGTCCTTACCGGGCGTCAAAAATACATCAAACTACCCCCATATATACAGGTGCCCGGAAGGAGTGTCAAACGCCGAATGGGTACTTGGTGAATCTGATCGGATGGAGCCCGACGCGGTAGCCAGGGTCTCTGCGTTTACGCCGTGAACGAAGACGCCGCCGGGGGCGCTTCTCGTCGCCTGAGAGCGGCCACTGCCGGCGCACCACGCCCAGTGGAACCATGAGACCAGGGTAGACATTCGCGGCCGACGTGGCTTCTCTGAGCTTACGCTGCGACACCGAATTCCTCGATCCTGTCTGGTGAGATTTCTAGCTCCATGAGCGTGATCTCTGAGTCAGTTGCGTCGAAGTCTTGGCCGACCTTGTACCTCGTTGGAAGGCAGTCCATGAGGAGCCACGCCTTCGCCGGGACGTAGGCAGCCACGCCTTCCTGGAAGCCAGTGAACAGATCTGCCACCACACCAAGCTGGCCAGGCGCTTCTGCGACGTTCACGCCAGTGAAGTGGATCAAGAGAAGGTTGCGCCTGCCTCCAACCATCTGGGGAGGAAGGACCTTCCCCTGTTGCCCCTGGATCGCGGCTGTAATCCAGAGCCAGAATTCCGAATCGTAGAAGGTCGCTCCGCGCATGAGCGTGATCGGAGACACTTCCCCACCACTGATCAGATGCCGCTTGAAGAAGAAGTTGCCTTCGTCGAATTCCTCTGTCTCCAAGGAGATCTCTGGAGCAGAGATAGACGAAAAGCCCGCGACAGGATTGAACACGTATGGTGGAATCGACAGCTTGTAGGAGACGTCGAGAAGCTGGTAGCGGTGATTCTGGAGGTAATCCAGTGCGACGGAACGTGCCATCGGACCAATCTATCGGTTCACGCTACGGGCCTACGGTTGCCACTGCGCCCACTGCCGGCTCGACGGCCGCGACCCCGAGGTACTCACAGCACACGTCGATCTCACGCATGGACACCTCGGCGCTCGTTGCATCGAAGTCACCATCCGGCTTCACGCGGATAGGGAAGGCCTCGTACAGCACGATGGCCCTCGACGACCCAGGCGTCGCGTTGTCCGGAAGCGGGAACCCGTCCGCAAGGTGAATGTGCCAGAGCGTCACGTTCGCCCTGTACGCTTCACCATTGATCGCAGCGAGCATCCAGTTGAAGAACGGCGATGCCTGGCCGACCGCCGTGTTCCCAGTCGCGGCAACACCCTGCTGCCACGTCGAATCCGACACGGTCGGCAGGCCAGGCTGCTTCTTGGTGTAGACCGTGATTCCGTCGCGGTACTCGGTCGCCTCGACGGAAAGCTCCGGGATCGTGACATTGTTGAATCCGGCTTGCGCCTGGATGAAGTTGCTCCCAGGGCTCTCCAGCGAGACCGCGAAGCGGAATGCCTGGTAGTAGTCAGTGTTCAGTGCTCGTGCCATGTCTTTCTCTCCTGAAGACCTTGTCTAGCGTATCAGTGAGTACACCAGGTGGCTACTGGGACTGACCCACGATCTGCTGGAAGCGGAACCGGATGAATTCGCCCGGCTTGTTCGGTGCGACGTAAATGTCGCAGGTCACCAGCCCCGCGTCGATGTTCGTCTGCGGGTTGTTGCTCGAATCGCAGATCACGCGGAAAGCGTCACTCGCCTTGTTCCCGAGGAAGTACCCTTCGTTGAACAGGTTGGTGAGGAACGACACGATCTGTGTCCGGATGGTAGACCAGAGGCCGGGACCGTTGTTCTCGAACACAGCCCAGTGCGTGGCCAGGAAAACCGACTGCTCCAAGAACAGGAACAGCCGACGCACCTGGACATACTTCCACTCAGCGTTGAGGGAGAGAGTCCGTGCGCCCCAAACCGCGCGGCCGGTGGCCGGGGTGTCCACCAGCGGGTTGATCCCATACGGGTAGAGCGTGTCGCGCTCGCCCTGGGAGGAATCGTACTCGAGCCCGATGGCTCCGACGATCCGACCGTCGTTGAGCCCAGCCGGAGCCTTCGCGACGTTCCGGTCATTGTCGGTCCGCGATCACACCACCTACGAAGCCGCACGGCGGCACGTTCTTGGACCGCAGGGTGACCGGATCCTGGATGGTGACCCAGGGCCAGTACAGAGCAGCGTAGCTCGTGTTGTAGTTGCCCTGGTACTGCCTGTAGTCCTTGACCTGCGCCGGGGTCTGACTGGCAGACGGGTCGAGGATGATGAACCGATTGCGCTTGGATTCGGCCCACGCAATCAGGTCGTTGGCGATGGCGACCGACCCGGCGAAGTCGGGAAGGGCCACGTTGATCAGATCCTCGATCTTGTCGAATGCGTAGATTCCACGCTCGCTCGACGCGAGGGCAGGATCAGTCACCTGGGACCTCGTGAGCGGGCCGGTTCCGTCGGCACCACCAGTGAGCGTGCAGCACGCCTCCGCGTCGGTCGAGGCCGACTGGGAAGTGTAGCCCGCAGAGACGATCGTTGCGGCAGCAGGAGCCGCAGTGAAGGTCACGGAGATCGCACCCGTGATGTAGTTGATCGTGCCGCTGCCACCAGTGCCAGTCAAGGTGCCGTCGCCCTGATCGGTGAGGGTCACTGCGCCGGCTGTGACCGTGAGCGTGCCGCGCACGACCTCAGGCCAGAGCAGGTAGGTCGAGAAGGTGGTGAGGACGCCGTCACCGACGGCAAGCCCCTCGGCAGTGCGGGTCGCCGGGGCAAGCTGCCACGGGATTCCGCCTGCGCCGAGTGCCACCACGACGCGCGTCGAGGCATCGTTCACCACGTCCACGATGTAGTCGTCATCGGTCACGGTGAACGTGAACGGACCAATGTCCTCCACGACGGCGTAGTCGCCAGCGCCCAGGCTCGACTCCTCGTACACCTTGAGACGGTACTTCGTCCAACCACCACTGGTCAGGTTGCGGTAGTTGTCGTCGCCCTCGATGCAGCCCTTCACGAGATTGGCCCACGCACCCTCGCTGTACGCAGTAAAGGCCCACTTGGCAACAGCCGTGACACCCGTGACCGTGGTGGTCCCGTTCAGAGCCGTCCCGAAGACCAGGTCCTGCGCGTCGTTGGCCGGGGTGGCCGGGTCGGTGATCTCGACCTCAGAGGTCGAGCCGGTTGTCGTTGACGTGAGCTTGATCCGACGCTTGCCATCGAGGTCGGTCACGATGCTCGCGATGGTTGCACTGAGGGCGAGGTTGATCGCCGCAACGATCTCTTCCAGCGTCGTCGCTGCTGGGGTCCCACCAACCACGTTGACGTCCACTGCGCCTGCGTTGTCGACGTCGATGCTGACCTCGATCTGCGTGCCGCTCAAATCGATGGTGCTGGCATGTGCCATTCCCGTGAATTCGGCTGCCGTGTCGCTGGACTCGACGTCGCAGGATGCCTTGTCAGCGTCGAGTGGAACCTCGCGCACGACGTAGGCACGAGATCCGCCGTTCTGGAAGAAGGCAGCCATGGCGTAGGGGATGTAGCTGTTCGACCAGTAGGAGCCGAACGTGTCGACGAAGTTGTCGAACCCCGTCACCAGGGTGGCCACACCCACCGGGCCGCGCTGGAGCCAACCAACCGACCCGAAGTTGGACGTAGCCACGCCCTGCACGACCGCGGGACCGGCGTTCCTCTCTTCGATGAAGACACCAGGGGAAAGGTACTCAGCCATTTCAAAAACCTCCGGTCATGACCGCGGCGCGGTCATTCGATTCCGTTCAAAGCTGTACCAGCTTACGCTGGGCTGTTGTCCTTCTCAGCGTCCGAGTCGCGACTTGCGCTTCGACTTGGATTTCTTCTTGCCCTCCCCAGGCTTGTGCTCAGGTTCACCAGAGTCCTTGGACTTGTCGTCCTCGGGCTCGGGCTCCGGGTCTTTCGGCTCGGAGTCCTGTGCATCGGACAGGGCTTGATCAGGATCTTTTTGCCCAGGGGAATCGCTGACCGGCGGCTCTGGAGCCGGCGGCGGGGTCGGGGCCTTTGGTGGTGCAGGCGGGGGTGCCTTCACTGCCTGTGGCTCCGGGTCTGCTTGAACCAGAACAACCTGGCCCGTATTCTTCAGTTGCAGGAATCGGCCAGAGTTTTCAGTGGCTTTGTCAACGCTGAATTTGCTCTTACCACCAACGGAAAGCGCCTGGCCGTTGCCTAGATCTAGCGCAATAGGGCCGGCATTCATGTTCCGATAGATAGCCACTAGCTTACCTCTCTGGGAATTGGCCTCAGTTTACACCATTGTTCCAGCCAAAGACAAGGGAGGTCGCCGGCTTGGTAAAGTACGGGTCCCTCAGATCAAGCTCAGCCTGAACCGTGATCGTGTAGGAGTACCCTGACTGCTGCTCTACCAAGTCCATCGCCTCCCTCAGTGACACCGGACCCTCCGCAAAGACCTCGTACAATCTGGTATCACCAATGGAATCCCTCACCCTCAATCCGCACGAGTCACGCGGCTGAAACGTTCGCATGACGTGCTTCAACATCGCTTGCGCGTGCTGCTCTGCCTTCTCACCTGTCGATAGCACAGAGATCATGTAGGAAATGTCATAGGGGTGCGCGACTGGCTTCTGCTCGTATTCGCTCCAACCCTCCAGCGTGATGGTGGGCGAGTAGTTGACCGTCACAGGCTCAGCCCCTGGAGCCGGAGCCCTGTACTGGATTCCACGCGATGGCCAACGCTGTGGGGCCTCCGTTACACTCTCACGTCGGATGACCACCATGGGGTAGACGAACGGAAGGAATCTCTCGTCACTCGCAGCGAAGCCCATCGGGACCCCTGGCATGAGGTCACCCCGCTCCCCAATGTCCCCGTGTTCTGCTTCTCTGCCAACTGGGAATGGTGGGGGCGGAACAGTGTCAACGTGAAGGTAGTATTTTCCGTTCGAGACAAACCCGCCGAGGGTGTCATAGACCCCTTTGTCGAAGTCATACAGCCAGACGTCACCGGTCGGGACCGTGCGGACGTATGTGCCGTTCACTGTCATCGCGGTGAGACCTTGTCCTGAAACTCGAGGTACTTCTTCTTGAAGTCCTGGACACCAATTCCTTTGAGCTTCTTGCGGGCCATCGTCCAGTCCTTGAACCTCGCGTCAGCAATGTACCTACTATAGAGCCGACCGTTCTTCGCGGACAACTCTTTCGCCATCTTCGGTGCCTCTTGTACGGCCGTGCTCCAGTGCTTTTGCTGTGGAGAGTTGATTCCAAACTCCATGCGGATGGCAAGGAACATCCAGTCTGGCATC